AAATTTATCAGTTATATTAACTGCGTGATGTAAGTTCAGATTCTTTCTGTTTACGTCACCTGTGGGTATTCTCATATTGATATATTCAATAATGTCTGGGTGGTCGCAATCCATATAAGCAGCGTAAGAACCTTTACGTGTTCGTCCTTGTCTATAAGCAACCATGTCAGCGTCAACTGTGTGTAGAAATGGCATCGGCCCAGGTGCCTTCTTAGATACAGCTCTGATGTCTGACCAATGACCACCAACTCCGCCACCTTTAACTGATAACCATCTTAATTCATTTGTATGATCAATTAAACCATCGAGTGTATCTGGTACGTAAGTTAAAAAACAAGATATAGGTAGAGCTTTGGCAGTTTCGCCTTTGAGAACAGAGTTTGACAATACAGGAGATGAAAACATAAACCATCCCTGAGAAACATAATCATATATTCGTTGTGCTAATTTCATGTTACCATTACTAAAAGCTACTGAAGCTCTAGCGAATGCTTGCTGCGGTGATTTTTCATCTTCTCTACAATAGTAGTCTTGCAATAACTTCAATGATTGTTCTGATAATATTTTATTTCTTTTGTTGTCGACTTCTATTCCGCAGTATTGCATACTACTCTCCTAATTATTGTTTTGTTGTGGATTGAATTTGATATTGAGAAGAGTCATTATGATTTTTTCCAGTATGTAAACTTCATTTTTGCTTCTAATCCTCTATACACGTTATTTCTTAAGGTACCTTCAATGTCTTTGTGGCCATTGAGTACCATCTCATTAATATCTTTACCTGGAACATCAGAAGGCCAAATAACTATTTTGTAACCTTTATCGATGATCTTCTCCATTCGATTGCATATCTCTTTATTACGAGGTTCTGCATCGAAAACGAACACTGCGTTCTCTGCAACTTCTTGTAGAGCCGTGGTGTTACCTTCCGCACCTGCCATTGCAACTGCATTTTTTAAAAACATACTATCAAATTGACCTTCAACAACGTAATATGGATTAGCGAAGTTGACTGTATCGAGGCCAAATATTTTTGGTTGATCCTCAAACATAATAGTTATGTATCGTAGATTTGAATCTGGTTTAAAACTTCTGCCAGAAACTCCAAACATCTTCTTGTCTTTATCGAAGAATGGAACTACTAATCGAGGCTCGTCTTTCTCGACGCTTTCGAATTTACCTGGATAGATACTATTAACCCATGTTTTGAATTTGGGTGTGAAGTACATTCGGTAATGTTGCGCCGAAGGAATTAGCCTCTCATTTATATATATTTTCGCATAATGGTGGTGGTCCAATTGGCTCACTTTTTTTATACTTTTTATTGCTGCTTTGTTGTCGAACTTAGGAGCTTCAAACGTTGTTTTCTCGAGTGTTGATTTCTCCTCTGGCTTCTTATGTTTATTCATAAACTTTTCAGACACATAGTCTTTAAAGGCCATTGGGTCGACTAGCTTGAGGAAATACGAGAATGAGTGGCTTGCACCACAGTTGTGACAGTAATAAACAAAGTTGTTATCTTTTTCAAGGAGCCAGCCTCGAGCTTTAGTACGAGACTTTTGGCTGTCACCACATAAGGGGCAACGAAAGTTTATTCTGTAGGGGTTGGTACGCGTTACCTTAAACCTTTCCATACGTCCGGATAAGGTTTGGGCAAACTGTATATCAACAAAATCAATCATATAGTTTTTACTCAATTCAAATTATGGTACCATTATATACTATTTTAGGCCATTTGTCAACCTATTTGTATATTATTTTCCGGTCATCATATCAATAATATAGTTACCAGCTGCTGTAGCTAAAGCAACTGCCCCAAGCACATAATACTTGAGATTCTCTAAACCGCGAAGACGTTTCTCTTGGTTTTCAATCTTCATGTCAAACTCTTTAGTAAGAACGTTGATTGCAGTTAAAGTACGCTCTCTGCTATCTTCCATCCAAACTCTAAGCTTTTCGTTGTGTTCTTGGTGAGCTGTTTGGGCGTCACCCATTCCATCTGTCATTGCTTGCTTGAATCTATACTTATGGTCATCAAGCTCTTCTTTAAAAGCAAATCTCGATTCTATAGCTACTCTAGATTGTATATCTAATTTTTCTTCTAGATTATTAAGCTTACGCTCAAATGACTCTAGCACGTTTTGCTGTACTGCGATATCTTGACTTATTGAAACCATTTGATCCATGGCTTCATCAACTTTGTCAAAGAATCGTTCGATATTCTTTAAATCATTTTTGATTAAAGCAACATCAGTTTTAATAGGATTTAAATCGTCTGACACAGACTTCTCCGTTTAATTGGGTTATTATATCACAGAGTTCATGGTTTGTCAATAGTATTTATTCTAACTAGGGTAGAAGTTAGAGATATAATTAAAATGATTAGTGGTATTATTATACCAGGATGGGTTAGTCGGTATCTGGTTGTCCACCAGTTGAATTATCTTTTTTTGTATTAGTGGTTACGTCTTTGTAGTAAACGATTACCTCACCTAATTCTCTGATATACCTTCGTAACTCTTGGAAGTTTGCAGCTTGGACTTCATAGTTTTTAATGGTAGTTGCTACAAAAACTATTTGACCACCACCTGCAACTTTGTTTTCGGCTAAGAACTTATCCAAATATGTATAGCCTACTGGCCACTCTGGATGTTCTCTATCTTCTAAATCACAAGCTTTGGGTCGCTTTAATTTTTCAACACCCTTATCGTCAAACCGTTGCGGTTCAAAAGGTATTGATCTTTTACAAGGATTAGTAATAACGGCTTCTGATACAACACTCATTTTAACTTCGGTCAAATTAATTGGCCTTGGTAGCTCTGGTTGTATTATTTCAATCTGTACAGGTTTACTAACAATCTCTACTGGTCGTTGAGGTAATAAACTACATCCACTAACTATCGTCGTTAGCAGTAGCAGTGACACTAATGTTCTTGCTATCATTCTCTATCTCCTCAAATACGGCCTTGGTACCATTATTAATACGCAGCTCAATCAAACCAGGTTTTTTAATAGCTAGTAAGTCGAGATTGTGCTTTTTAAATATCTCAAGATACGAGTCTTTTTCAGCTTCAATTCGCTGATTAGCACGTGCCATATTAGACAAGGCTTTACCTTGTTTCTCATAAGACTCTTGTATAGCTACGATCGCAGCTTTCTGTTCTTCAATGGCTATTTCTAACTTTGCGTTATTACCAATAAGAACTTGATTTTGACCAAAGAGGTAGTAGCAACCACCCCCTAAAATCAAAATCAATGTCAACCATACTTGTGTCATCACTCTTCCTCTATTCTATAATGCAGTCCATTAGCTGATCGTACGGACACCAACTTCTTTTCTGCAGTTATAAAGACGAGTTCTTTCCAAGTACTCTTTTTAATCTTCCGTACACCATGGTAGACCTTATCATCGACATTGCCGAACTTGGTATCGTAAGAAACAGTAACTACGTACTTGTTATCAAACCAAGAGCAAAGCCATGACCAAAATCTTGACCACACGGTATTAACCGCCGCAGTTAGATGCGTATAACTCGTTAGCTACTTTAGATGAACAACCGTATTTTTCTTTAACAGCGTTGACACAGTCAGCTTGTGACTCACCGTCAGCGTGTCTTTTCTTTAATTCAGCAACACAAGCTTTTTCATCAAACTCTTCGCCTTCTTCTTCATCAGACGCTTCGTTCATTGCATGAGCTTCTTCTACTTCTTCTTCAGTAGCTTCAGCAACAGCTTCAGTTCCAGTCATTTCTTTGTACTTAGCTTCTAGAGCTGTACGAATACGTGCATTCATTTCGTCTTCAAATGCTTCTTTAAGCTTAAGCGGATTGTTTTCAATTGCCTCAGCTATAATTTTCTCAATAGACATTATTCTATCTCCTTTTTTGTAATCTTTAAAAGTAAATCTTAAATTTATTTATATTAAACCGATTCCATACGAACCATTAATCGTTCGGCTCGGTTAGTAACTTGTTTATGCCACTGAGAATCTCTACCCTCAATAGCAGCTCTAGCCCAATCTTTGTCTTCAAGTGCAGCAGTAAAGTTTTTAAATTTACTCAGTCTTGTACGACCCATATTGAACATCATATTGGCTAAGATCTCTTGGACTTCGCCGGGCCATTCACCAAACTGTTCTCCGTATAACGCAACACACTCACTGATGCAGGTGTCAAGGTCACGCCCAAAGATTTCCTTAGTTCGTTCTTCGGATACTGGAGTTCCAACATCTTGTCCAAACTCTGGATCTGATTCAATGACCAGGTGGCCAACTCCGAAAGTTGGGTAGCCCAGATGGTCTTTATAAATTTCATAAACAACTCCTTCGTCAATTTTTAATTGTTCAAATAAGTTATCTCTATTTTCTTGTTTCATTATTATTCCTATGTTGCTATGACTGATACATCAAAATCAGATGTGCCAGCAAACTCTAACTCGACGTTTAGCTTAGACTCTGCTAATGGTTTGATATTACTATCGTAATAAGAATCTCCACCAACATTATCATAAGCCCAATTCACTATTCCTGTTTGAGTAATTGATCCATCAACGGTAATATAATCACCTGCTTCTAAATCTGTAGTACTCAAAACACTTTGCACAGGTACTGTTACGTTTGTACCAGGACCAACTGCATCGTCATAAACTTTAATATCAAAAGAAACTCGTTTAATAACGTTAGTATCTGATTCGTATGTCGGTATAACTAATAAATCAGTTAATGTCTTTGTATTGACAATCGTCATTTTACAAAATCAGATAGTTTCTTTCTTTTAAGCACATCAGTATGTTTCTTTTGTGCTTTCTTAGATACACCAGGTTCACCCTGTGCACCAACACCTAAACCAGCGATCGCTCCACCACCTACAGTGTTTTCTTCTTCCTTCTTGGCAGCTTCTTCTATATCTGCCCACTCTAACATAAATCGTGCTTCAGCTGAATCTAAAAATGACTCTACTAAATACTCATCATTGGCTTCTGAAAGCATTTGATTTTCTTCAATATCAGCTTGCTCTTTGATTAACCATAGAGCTGTTGCATAAGAAGCAAGTTTTGTTTGACCGCCTGGTAATTTTGCTAATAGTTTCTTAACATTTAAAATGAGCTGATCGAACACACCAAAAGATTTACTTTGTGCTTTTGTTGTAAAATCTTTACGACGCAACAAGATATTACCTTTAATATCGATAATACCTTCTTTATAAGCATCCCATTTATTAAATGGCGTAACAAGCCGCTTAATAAAATTAAAGACTAAAAATAGATCAACTATCATTTAAATTTCCCTTAACTTTTGTTCAATGAAAATATCGCCTGTGATACTCTCTTGATTAATAATCAATTCATCGTATTGTAATACTACTGGCATATAATTTAAATATACTATGAACGGCTTGAGGTAGCTATGAAACTCGTGAAGCTTCATAAACAACAAGTTAGTTCCCTCTACACCGAACACATTAAATATTACAATCAAATGGTTCAGAATTAACCTTTCTTTTAAGTCATCATCTTGTCTATAACGAGAGAAGAGCTTACGGAGATACTGAAATCTCTTCATATCTTCTTCAAACTCAGACATATCCGTACATTGAGGATTGTCATAATGTTTCATCGCGTAGAGCAGAAAGGTTGATTCTGTTAACTTCATATTACAAAAATTATATAGTTAGTTTAAACTAATTAAGCGTCTGCCACAACTGCGTCATCACCTGTACCTGATACACCTAAGTCACCAGCATCTCCAGCAGCAACTTTCATTACGCATAGTGATTCAACGATATGTCTAGTACGACCATCGGCTGTTGAATAAGTGTTGTACAAGTTCCAACCAGGTGTTTTAAGACCCTTGGCTTTGTTAGCTGTAACACCAGCTTCTGTCAAGTCAACAAAGACTGCATTGTCTTTATCATTTGACTTATTGGTGTTATTAGCATCGTCGGATAACCACTTCGGCGCACTTGCCGCAGCGTCTGTTTTTCCCCATAGTGCCATTGTTATTCTCCTGTTAAATTAAAATTCTAAGTATAACAAATATTATTTCAATGCTTCTTTTGAAGCTTTAAAGACTTGGTCTACTAACTCAGCTTTTTTCTTACGTTTATCAACTTCGATTCCAAGCTTGCGCCCTTCTTCTTCGATTTTAGCTTTAGTTAGTTTATTCAACTGAGCCTTAGTAATTGCAGTAGGTTTTGCGTCTTTAACAAACTTAACTGCAGGACCTTTAGCAGTAGCTGCCTTTTTAGGTTCAGTTATTTTAATTGGTTTCACATCCACTGTTTGACCAAATAGGCCTTTAAGCCATTCGATTAATTTTCTCATGATATCCTCCATATTTTATAGTATCATTTATATTATATATTAAACTTTAGAGGCTCTAGCCATCTCTTTAAGTTTTGCTGAATCGATCTTCTGACCGATCTTCTTGCGACGATTTTTTAGGTATTCGTCTGATGAATCTACATCTCCGTCATTGTCGATGTCGTCATCGCCTTTACCGACTGGGTCCATTTTGGCTTCGCCAATACTTGATTGTACTGCAGATAAGGTATCACCCTCACCACCAAGATGTGCTTTTGCATAAGCAATAAGATCTTCTTGAGAACCAGTCATTACTACTTTATCACCACCATA